CGTCAGCTGTGAATACAAATTCGTTTTTGCTAAGTCTAGCAGGCACGTCATCGGCTTTTTCTTTTGCACCGTATGGCATGAAGCCTCCAGTATAGCGCATATCTGCCTCAATTGGAAGACCTCCTAAACCACTTTCTTGTTCCGTGGGCCTTGATCCAAGGGCATAGTTTGTTCTCATCAAGCCACCCTGTGCTACGTTAGGTTTAAACGCTGTAGTGTCAAAATCCTCCCACATTTCAGCTGCTTCTGCTTGTAATCTAGCTATTTCAGATGGCTCTAATCCTTCTTCTTCGCCTTCTTCCTCTATCTGTTGTTGTGTTTGTGTTAATGTTAAACCTGCTACCACAGCTGCACCCACCCTTGCTTTTGATAATATTGGATTACCTCCTGCATCTAAAGTTGGTGATAATAATTTACCCTTTAAAAGTCCCGAAGGCGTAAGTTGTTCACCGCCAATACCAATTAAACCTCGTGTGGCTTCTGATGAAGCTCTACCTATTGCATCAGGAACTCCAGCAATACCAGAATCAGCAGGTGCACCATATAAAAATTCATCAAAAACTTGTCCACCTGGTATATTAGCTTTTGTAAATGCTCTAAACTGTTCTGATGGAGCTACGGCTAATAAAGTTTGAAGAGGACTAATTCTACCTCTACCAGATCTAAGTTGACCACCTAAAGATGTGGCAAGGCCCGGTATAAAACCATATTTAGCAGCTACAAAAGGTGCTGCAACTTGCATAATACCTGATACTTCTTTAGGAATTATCTTCCTAACTGTTTTTTTGATTGCTCTTCCTATCTTTTTTAGTGGCATAATTTTAAGTTTTATTCCATTTTTTCATAGTTTACAACTTAGAATCACCGCCCAAAGGCAATGCTTCTACTGTTATTTTAACATCTCTTCTTAAATGTTCTTGTTTAGTGTCTGAACTAGGGTCATTTACATCCGCTTGAGCTTCCGCATCAGACATATATTCTCTACCTGTTACAGTGTTTGTAAGAGTTACCTCGCTCTGAGGTGTAATAATAGGCACTCTTTTACCATTAATCTCTTCGTATCTCAATGATGCTTCTTGTTCAATAAATGGCATTATCCATCCTCCCTATTTATTTCTAATACAGATGCGATAACGTCTACATTACCACTAGCTGCTTGTGCTTTTAATATTTCACTTTCTTCCATGATTAAAGGTTCTGTTAATACTTGTTCTTTTTGACTAGCAGTTAAATTAACATCATTATCAACTACAAAAGCTGTGCCTGATGAATTAGTTAAAGTTATTTTTACAACCGCTGTACTTGCAGCATCTTCAGCTACGTTTATAGATTTAACAATAGCTCTAGAATCTGATGGCACAGTATACACAACAGTGTTATCAGTGTTTGTTAAACTTACTTTTTTATTTAAAAATATATTTGCCATTACGATAAAAAGAAATTAAACCTTTGTTGTTCCTCTTTTTGTGTTTCTAAAAACGTTGAATTAAGTTGTTCTACAACTGTAGTCAAAGCTCTGTTAATTTGCTTTTGGTTAGAGATATCATACTCTGGTTTTGGTTCTGGTAATCTTACTACTATCTTTGCCATTATACTCTACCTAAAGTTCCTGTAGGTGTGTCAGCTGCCCTTTCTGCGGGAGAGCTATACCCCATGCTAGAATATGAATCTTCATAACTTTGTTGCATTGATCTACCTTGATCAATAGATTCTTGTATTTGTTCTTGTAATACTTTTTGTCTTTCCTTTTCTTGATTTAAATAGTACAGATCTATTGCTCTTAAAGGTAAACCTCTTGCTTGTCTTTCTCTTGCAATATCAGCTCTATCACCCACAAGACTAGCATAATTACCAAAAGCACTTCTTATATTGTATCCAAATCTATCTTTACTAGGAACGTTACCTCCAGCTTGTTGAAGTATAAATCGTTGATCTGCTTGAGATAAATTTTTAAATTGATCTAAACTTCTAAGAGCGCCAACAATACCTAAATTGGAGAGAGCACTACCAGCACCTTTGGCTGCATCAACGATACCTCCTCCTATTTCTTTTCCTCTATTTAAAATTCTTGATAAAATTCCTTCTCTTTCAGGTCCTTCATAATCTTCAGGATCACTTAAACTTCTAAATGAGGAGGGCTGACGTTCAATAGACTTTCTTTCTTCCTCCGTTGTTTCAGGAGCAAATGCTGGAGTAAAAAAGAGATTACTTAAAAATTCTGGTGATCTAGCTAATCTATCTGCTAACCCTAAAGTTGCACCTTTTGTTCTTTCTACAAGACTGTCTAAAGGATTTTCAGCAGCTACTGCCGAAGCAAAATCAACCATACTAGGTCCTATTGGAACTTCTGCGTCATCAGTTATTCCAAAAGATGTTGGGTTGTTTTCAAAAAAAGTATCTCTAGCTCTCTTTGAGGCTTGTGCAAAATCGTATGGAAGACTTAATCCTGCAATTCCTACTGGTGTAAAAGGTGAAGCAAATAATGGCACGTTGTTAACAAGATCTCTAGTTGCCTCTATATTGTATGTTGCTCGATTAGGGGCGGTCGCTCTAATTTCTTCAAACCGTCCTTTAGGAACTAAATACTCTATGCCTGATTGTAATATACTCATTATCTTCTACCATCCAGTTGTAAGTCTAATGTTAGTGTGCCAAATCTCCACGATTGGCTAGCACCATCATTTTCTATTTTAATATTTGCGTATCGTCCTCTTGTTCTAGTATCAACTTTGTTTGTTGATGATGTAATTGTAAAAGGACTTAACGTGGTTGCAGTATCAGTTTGTTGTGGAAACCTTTTTACTGACATAGTTATCTTAGCATCTCCTACAAGATTTTTAAAGTCTGGTAGTATTCTTCGCATAAATAAAAAGAATTGACCTGACGTGCCCTCTAAATCTAAATCAAAATCAAACGATGTTATGTTTGATGGCACCGTTGTAGTTGTTCCATCAGGGTTGATTTGATCTGTGCCTATCTCGTGTTCAAATAATGTAGTTTGTCCTAATCCAGACACACCAACTATTGTAGGAAAAGTGCCATCTGCAGTAGAGTCAAACTTAGTTCCAAAAGGTTTTGGATAAATTGTTCCATCTATCCAACTTGTTCTAGCCTCTGTTCCTATATACCAAATAGGTAGTTGTCTGCTTTCACCATAATTATAAACCACATACTGATCATTATATGTTGATGAAGTGCTAGGGTAGTACCAAGTTACCTCTCCAAATAAATTATTTAATCCAGCCATAACTTGTTGACCTTTTGTAATATCTAATTGATCAAATACGTAATCCTCTACAGAACAAGGGAGTGTTTTTACTGTACCATCGTATAAAAAGAAACCATTTGGACTCATCCAATATGCAACACCATCTACTTCAACCGCAGCATTCTTACCTATAAGTCCACAGTTTGTACCTACTTGTTCAAAACCAAATGTAAAAGGTGCTCCTATAAATTTCATAGTGTACAAAGCATTATCAGTCCAAATCAAAATAGTTTCTTTTGCTTTTAACGCTCCAATAATTCTACTACCATCTTGTAGTCTTTGTGTTCCTGCAGAATTAATAGCTGTTGGTGCATAAGTATTTATGTCTTCTTGATCAGAAAATCTTATAAACATATCGTCTTGAGTTGTAGCATCACCTATTGTTGTTTCTGTTCCAAGATGAATTAAGTGTCTTGTTGTTGGTGATATTAAACTAGCTCTTGTTGCCGTAGGATTATTACCTGTTGCAAAACCAGAAGTGGTTGTTGCAGCTCTTGTTGTTAAAGGTAATGTGCCCCCTGCATCCCAAGTAAATGTTTTGCCGTTAGCGATTGTTGCTACTAAGACTTGTCCAAAATTATCTAGTGACCAAAGTCCTGGTTCTAGTTGTACCGTTGATGCAACTGTTGCTTCACCCCAATCAGAAAAGTTTGTAGCATCTGTTACAGCTGTGCCATCTGAGTGAGCAGCTTTGTCTGTTCCGTTCACTCCTCTTACAATAGTCTGTAAGTTAGCACCTGCAATAGATGCGTATGATATTAATTCTGACTCAACTAAAATTCTACCAGCAGAAGTAAAGTTTGTTGTTGAAGCTAATGTAATGTTTGTTCCAGATCCACCTGTACCATTTGTGTCATTTAATAAGGCACCATTTAAAGTTGATGTTGCAGCACCAGCCACAGTTCCTTGCCATTCAGATATACCCCAACCATAACCATAGGATTGTGCAGCTGGACCTATTCTTACATATGGTGCGATATCTATACTACCACCAGGACCAGCGTTTGCTGGCGTGCCTGATGTTGTTACTGTCACTTGAAATTGTGTGGCATTTACAATAGATGTAACTTGAAATTTTTTGTCATCAAAATCAGAAGTAGAATAACCACTACTACCTGGTAGTGTGGTATCATCTAAGAAAACAATATCACCAGCTTCTAAACCGTGAGCTGTGCTAGTTGTAATTGTTACAAGGTTTGATCCTGAAAATGTTTGTATAGTTGCATTTGTTATTTGAGTGTCTAACGGTGTTATGTCATACAGCTGACCTTCAAAATATAATAATAAAAGTTTATCTGTTCCGATAGCCACGTATCGATTACCATCTAAATCTACAAACGGAAACATTTTTCTAGCTACACCCACAATCGTATCTGTAACTAAAGAAGACCAACCACCTACTTTCTCTGGTAGTTGATATCTAAATCTAACATTATTACAATCTACCCAACGCCCTTCTGCTCCGACGGTTGTGTTTTGTTTGTCTATTCCTGGTGCAAAATTAACTCTTGTAAGAGGCATAGTCCATCCTCCTAATCAGTGGTTGTTTTGAAAGCCCAACCACGAGTTGAATCAACATATACTAAAGTTATGGCTTGACCATTTGCTGACAAAATTAAATTACTTGCAGCGCCATTTATGTTGTGTCCGTTTCTAGCGATTGTTAAATTATTAGATTGAAAAGTTCCTCTAGCATCTATGATTGTTAATTCATCGCCGGTTGCAGCTGCAGTAGGTAGCGTAATAGTTATTCCAGCAGTCGTGGTATTTGCTAAAAGTTGATCACCAGCCACTGCTGTATAAGAAGTTATAGAAGAGGAATCTAAAGTTCCATAACCTTTTGTCATTAAACCTAATTTCATATTAGTGCCATCAGAAACAACAGCCACCGTTGCTCCAATAGGTATTGTAACAGTAGTTCCACTAGCTGTTTTTACGAATAAAGAATGAAATGTGCTTGTTCCTCTAGTCGTAGAATCTTTTACAATAATAGATCTTTCTGCACCGCTAGGCATAGTTAATGTTCTATCGCCAGTTAAAGTTCCAGTTAATTCGTAAAAAGCATTTTTACCATCTGAAGTTGCACCATTAGTTAAAGTAAGTGTGACATCTCCAGATGCCATGGATTGATTTAAATATCCTGTAGCTGTTTGTTCTAATATTTGTAAATTAGTATTTGTTATCGTGCCCCATAGACCAGCTTTTTCACCGGTTGCTATAAGTTCTAGTTTTGTATCTGTAGAAAAACTTGATGCCATATTAATAAGGTTCTATTGGTGTCCAGACCATAGTTGCGCCTGGCACTACTGCACTCCATGTTATCGCT